GTGGATGATCGCGTGATCCTCTACAATCCTCGCCGCCGGCCGGTCGAATTGCACGCCGACGGCGAGGTGGTCGTCGTGGCTGCTGGCGAGCGCGTCGAACGCGTTCGATCGCGCCAGATCGACCGCCTGATCGCCGGCGGTGCGCTCCAGCATGTCGGCGCATCCCCGCCGGATGCGCCCTCCTTGGCCTTGGATACGACGCCGCCCGCTGAACAGCCTGATCCGCCCGAAGCGCCGGAAAAGCCGGAATCGCCGCGCCGACGCCCCGACCTTCCTCGCCGCCCCGTTTAGCAGGAGCACGCCCATGCCCAATATCGGCCTGAACATCCGCGAAGTGGACGGCTCTGCCAGTCCCTCGATCGTCGCCGCCCCCACCTCGGTCGCGGCGTTCAACGTGCTGACCCGGCGCGGGGTCGCCAACCGGCCTGTCCGGATCGACCGGTTCGACCAGTTCGTCGAGCGGTTTGGCAGCTATTGCCCGGCAGGGCTCGGCGCCTACCTCGTCAAGGGCTTTTTCGACAATGGCGGCCGCGCGGCCTATATCAACCGGGTCGTCTCCTCGGACCCGGCAACGGGGCATCTTGCCGCGTCGCTGTCGCTCAAGGATGCGGCGGCGGCATCGACGTTGCGCCTGTTCGCCGGTTTTCGCGGCGCCAAGGACCCCGGGCGCTGGGGCGATGGCCTCGCCATCAAGGTCGAGGCCAGCTCGGCGTTCGAGACGCGGCTGCGCGAAGGCGCGCGGGCATCGATCGTATCGGCCGCCGCGCTGCCCGCGACCGCCGACCTTTCGGCGCTGCCCTCGCTGGCGCTGACGGTCGACGGCACCGACCAGACCATCACCTTCCAACCCGCCGATTTCGCCGATCCCGCCAACGCCACCCCAGGCGAGGTCGCCGCGGCGATCAACGCGCGCCAGAGCAAGGTCGTCGCGGCGATCAATCCGGGCGGCAAGCTCGTGCTCACGTCCTCCGGCGAAATCGCGCATCTCGCCAATAGCTGGACCAGCGTCGGCGTCCGCGCGCCTAATGCCGCGACCGGCTTCCCCGCGATCGTCGCGGAGAGCTTTGCCGCGCCCGCGGCGGTGGCGCCGACCGGCGCGACACTGCGCCGCAGCGACGCGTTCATGCCCGGCGATGCGCTCGAAATCACCGATCCGGCAACGCCGGCGAACCGCGCCTTCGCCAAGCTGATGACGCGCAACGATCTGACGGGTGCGATCACCTGGGCACCCGCAGTTGCCAACATCGCGACGTGGAAGGGCCGCGAGATCCGCGTGCGCGCCGTCCGCTTCAAGCTGATCGTCGCGCAAGGCGGAACCGATCCGGCGAATGTCGCGGAAGTGTGGGACGGGCTGTCGATGGAGGCGGACACCGCCGATTACGCGCCGGCGCGGCTCAATCACCCGATGACCGGATCGCGGTTCGTGTTCGCCGAAGACCTGTTGAGCGCGAGCTTGGTCGGCGCGGATCTGCCGGTCGGCGCCAGTTTCGCGCCGCTCGCCGGTGGTCGCGACGGCGCGCCCTCGGCGGCCGATTTCGTCGGCGATCCCGCCGCGCGCACGGGTTTCCATGCGTTCGACACCGCCGCGGTCCAGCTCGTCGCGTGCGAACGCAGCGATCCCGCAGTCGTGATCGGCGGCCTCGCCTATTGCCAGGCCCGCGAGGACTGCATGTATGTCGGTGCGACGCCGGAGGGCGTGGTGGGAGCCGATGCCGTCGCCTACGGCCAGGCGTTTCAGGGCCGCAAGGTGTACGGCGCGCTCTACAGCCCCTGGATCGTCGTGTCCGATCCGCAGGGCGTCGGCGATGCCCCGCAGCGGACGATCCCGCCGACTGGCCACATCATGGGCGTCTATGCGCGGATCGACGGGTTACGCGGCGTGTGGAAAGCGCCGGCCGGCGACGAGGCCAACCTCGCCGGCGCGATCGACGTGACCTATCGCATGACCGACGAGGAGCACACGCAGCTTGTCAAGGAGGGCAGCGTCAACGGGATCCGGGCGATGCCCCGCGCCGGCATCGTCATCGATGCCTCGCGGACGCTGAGCACCGATACGCGCTGGCTGTATGTCAACGTCCGGCTGCTGTTCAACCTGGTCAAGTCGAGCCTGAAGGACGGGCTGCGCTGGGTCCGCCAGGAACCGAACCGCGCGCAGCTGTGGAATTCGATCAACTACGGCACGGTAACGCCGTTCCTCCTCGGGCTGTGGCGACGCGGCGCGTTCGGGACGGGCAATCCCGCCGATGTGTTCACCGTCATCTGCGACACGACCAACAACCCGCCCGACCAGGTCGATCAGGGCATCCTCAACCTCGAAGTCTATTTTTACCCGTCCCGGCCCGCCGAGACGATCCTCATCACCGTCGGCCAGCAACCGTCGGGCGGCGTCGTCGCCGAGCAGTGACGCCACCGTCCAGCCAGGAGAAACTGCGATGCCTCTCGTCGGAAATATCTGGGAAAGCTACCGCGCGAACGAGTTCGTGCTGATGGTCGAAGGGGTTGAAAGCCCCGGCGTGTCGAAGGTCTCGGGGTTGTCCGAAGGCGAGCTGGAATCGGTCGAACAGCCCGATGGCGCGTCGCTCAGGGTCTACAAGCTCGCCGGCTCCAAGGTGAAATTCGAATCGCTGACGGTCGAGCGCTATGTCGACGGCAGTCCGCAGGACAAGGTGTTCCGCGACTGGTTCCAGTCGACCTTCCGGCTCAACGTCACCGATCAGGGATCGTCGGGCGTCCGCAAGAACGGGATGATCGTCAAGCGCCACAACGGTGCCGACGTCCTCACCTTCGCCTTTTACGGCGCCTGGGTGAAGTCGTCGAAATTCACCGATCTCGAGGCGGGGAGCACGACGCTGCTCAAGCAGACGATCGTGCTGGAGCATGACGGATTGGAGCGCGTCGGATGAACATGCACGAGGAGTTTCCGCTCGATCGCGCGCAGCCCGCCAGCGGTCATCGCACGCTGCCGTTCACGCTGCCGATCGGAGTCACCGACGAGGATGGCGCGATCCGCCGCGACGGCGCGTTGCGCAAGATGACCGGCCGCGAGGAGGCGATCCTCGCCGACACGCAGAACCAGCGCAACGGCGGCAAGCTCGTCACCGAGCTGCTGCATGGCTGTATCGTCGATCTCGGCGGCGAGCCGGTATCGCCGGTCGTCGTCGCCAACATGTATTCGGCGGATCGCAACTATCTGTTGCTGCGGTTGCGCGCGATCACCTTCGGCGCCGCGCTGGAGGCGAGCTACAAATGCCCGTCCTGCGGCCATGGCTGGGAGGTGACCGAGGACCTCGACGACCTCCCGGTCCGCTCGCTCGAAGAGGGCGAGCGCGTCGAGCCGATCCTGGTCGAGCTGGAGGACGGCTATCTCGACCGGGCGGGGATGCTGCACACCGCAATGGTGCTGCGGCTGCCGACCGGGGCCGACGAAAGTGCGGTCGCCGCACAGATGCGCAAGAACCCCTCGCTCGGTAAGAACGCATTGCTCGCGCGCTGCATGGTTTCTCTTGGTGACGTCCCGGCGCACCGGCTCGAGGCGCTGGGACCCAAGATGCTCGTCGACCTGACGATGACCGACCGCCGGCTGATCGATCGCGCGCTGAATTCGGCCGCACCCGGGGTGGACCTGATCCGACCGATCGAGTGTCCAGCATGCGGCAACGAGTTCAAGGCCAATCTGGATCTGTCGCGTTTTTTAGCAGTGGAGTGAATTTGGAGGGTCTGAGGCGCGAACTGTTCTTCCTCGCCTACCATCTTCACTGGTCCTGGAGCGAAATCATGTCGATGCCTACTGACGAGAGACAGGCGTTTGCCGCGTTGCTGCGCGAGCAGATCGAACGCGAGAACGCCGAGATTAATGCGGCGCGGCGGGGCTGACGGGTGCCGATCGCGCTTTTCCTCCAACAGCAATTGGGCCGGCTGGCAAGCGTGAAGCCGCCGCTCGACCGCTGGCGCGCGGTGCTTGCGATCGAGGCGCTGGTCATCGATCGTGCGCGCGGTGCGTTTTTGTCGAACTGGTTCGGCGCACGCCTGCCGCCCGCGGGCGACGCGCTGCTGATCGGGATCACCAATCTCGATGCGCTGGCGGCGCAGTATCGCCTGGCCCGCGCGCCGTCGGTGGCAGGGGCGAGCGGGCCCAATCTCGTCGAGCCGCTGGCAGGACTGACCGGCATGGCGCTCGGGCTCATATTGTCGCCGTCGGGCATCGTTCTCGCCCTCTACGGGCTACTGGGCAGCGCGACTGGAAAGCTGCCGCGAATCCTGTTCCATCTGCTGTTCAGCACGTCCTTCCTTGGTCGTGCGGCGGCGTTCGGGATCGGCGCCGGGGTAGCCGGTGCAGGGCTCGGCGTGGCGGCGATCCTGCTGCCGGTCAGCGTGATCGGCGCGATCCTCTATGTCGTGGCCACCGCCGGCGTACCGAACGCGGTCCAGTTGGGGCTCGAGGCGCTTGGCGCACTGGCGCGGCTGTTCGTGGCCCTGCCGCACCTCGTGGCGCGCCTGCTCGGGCCGCGCTCGGACATCGGCAACCCGCTGATCGCGTCGCTGCTCGGGCTGCTCGATCGGCTGGCGGGGCTGTTCGCGCAGGGGCTTGGCGCGTTCGCATGGGTCGTCCGGCGGATCGGCCCGCTGATCCTGCCGTGGACGCTCGAATTCCTGGCGATCCAGCGACTTGCCGACGCGACCATCGCGCTGGTCGCCGCGATCATCGACGACGCGCGCGCGCCGCTCGAATGGTTGTGGAGCGGCGCGCCGGGTGCGCTGCCCGACCTGCTCGCCAGCCTGTTGCAGGGCGTCATGACGGGCATCGACCGGATGATCGCGCTTGTCACCGAAGCGCTTTGGACCCTTGCCGTCCAGTTCATCATCGGCGCCTTCCTGGCCAACGCCTATACCCGCAACGATCTGGACGCGACCATCGGCGCCGCGCGCAATATTCTGGTCAGGATCCCGCTGATCGCGACGTTCCGGGCGCTTGGCCGCGTCGTGACCCTCGTCAGGACGATCATCCCGCCCGCGCCGACGCCGCCCTCGCCGGCTGGCGGATCGACGGGGTCGATGCTGCCTGCCGCGGCGCCGAAATGGCCCGGGCTGCCGGACCCGGCCGTGGTGGAGGGCCTGATCGGGCTGCGTCCCGCGGCGCCGACGCTGGAGAATGCCGAGGCGCTGCTCGATCCTCAATCGCTGCTCGGATCGGCCGCGCGGTTCACGATCGGCGCGCTGCCGGCCGATACGGTCGCGCCGTTCCGGCTGACCGACGAAGCGCGGGCGATGATCGCGCGATTGACGCGCGCACCCGCCAGCATCGTCGCGGATCAACTGGCAGCGACGGTCGCGGACGCGGCCGCCGCGGCGGCTCCGGTGATCGGTTTGGCGCGGGCGCGTGAACTTCTGCCGTTGCTGATGGACATCGTACCGGCCGCGATTGTCGAGCAAGGGCGCGCGGCGATCGAGGAGCGCCGGGCAGAGGCACACAGCCTCATCGCGGAGAGCCTGATGCCGCTCATCCGCGCGCACCTGCCTGCGTTGCGCCCGATGCTCGCCGCGATCGACGCGGTCGTCGTCGCGCAGGCGGACATGACCGCCGACCAGCATCCGGTACGCCTCGTACCCGACAATGGCCGACTGCGCCCGATCATCGGCCGGCTGACGATAATGCTCCCCGATGGCGATCCCGCGACGGCGCGCAACTTCGCCAACGACCTGACCGGGCTGCTGCGCGCGCAACCCTATCTGGCGGCGGCATGATGCCGATCGATCTCGCCGCCCTTGCGCACGCATTGCCGTTCCGGCGCGCGATCGACCGGTTGCTCGGCAGCTTCACGCCGCTTGGCCCCTGGCTGACGCAACGGCTCGAGCAGCTGCAGATCCTCGAGCCCCGCACCCGCGGTTTCCCGGTCTATGCCTTCGAGGGCACCGCGCTGGTCGGCCGTGTCGCCGCGACGCAAGCCGGCGCGCTGACCGCCCATGGTTCGGGTCGTGGCGCGATCGGCGGCGCGATCGCGGCGCCCTTCGCCGCGTTCGGGCGCGGTGTCGGTCGCGTCGGGCAGGCGGCGAGCGACGAGACGATCCTGCCGACCCTGCTCGGCACGATCCGCACCATCCTGGTCGCGATCGACGAGCAGATCGCCACCTATGCCACGCCGACCGCGACGATGTTCGATCCGCGCACGGCACGCGCCGGACACTTGTTCGGTCTGGCAGCGATGGCCTATCGCGCGATCGTCACGAGCAGCGGCCAGCTCCGCACGATCGCGGGCGGCATCGCCTGGGTGCGCGGGCTGCGCGATGTCGGACCGTCCACGCCCGCGGCCGCTACGGTGCGCGCCGCCGATCCCGCAGCGACGATCCCCGGCTATCTCAACGCGCAGCCGCTCGACACGCTGACCCGGTACGTAGTCGCGGCGCTGGTCGTCATACCAGCGTTACCCGACATCCTCGCCACGCTCGTTCGGGGTATCTGGACGGGGTTCCGGCTCGTCGTGCTGACCGCAATACAGTCGGTCGAGGCCCAGCTCGCGACACTACGCCGCCACGTCTATGCGATCTTCTTCACCACGCTGCCGCACAAGTTGCGCCGCATCCCCGCCATCGTCACCGTCATGGGGCTGCTGCTGGCCGACAATGTCCGCCATTACGGCGATTTCGCGCAACGCTATTTCGGGCTGTTGACCGAGGTCCTCCACGATTTTCTGGAAGCGATCCGCGCGTATATCAACCAGTATATCGCCATCGTCGACACCGTGCTGAGCGCGATCGATCACGCGCTCGACTTCGACCTGCTCGGCATCATCAGGCCATTCCTCGGCCCGAGCACGTTCATCCTCGATTATTTCGGCATCCGGTTGACGCCCAACGATCTGATCGACGCCGCCGGCGCCGCGCTCAATTTCGCGCTGTATCACACACTGCAAGGCATGATCGCGGCCGCCCGTGTCGCGGTATTCCCGATTCCCGGCGCGCGGGGCCGAGCGGCAAGCCGTGCCTTGCGCCTGATCAGCGAGATCGTCGCGGCGCTGTTCGCCAACACCGGCAGCTACCCGGACGAGACGATCGCACCACGCCTGCCGCGGATGCCCAACCTCCATCAGCAGGTGATCGGCGCACGGGGCGCTGCGATCGGCCGGTCCGTCGCCAGCTTCGGCACGGCGATCGCGCGGGATATCGCCGGCATCATCGGTGTCGGCGCGCACGCGTTAACCGATCTCGCGGCGACCCTCTCGGCGAGTGCGGACGAGGTCGCGCGGACCGGTCCGGCGCTGACCGACTTCAAGGCCGCCACCGCGACCGCAGCCAACGACCTGTTCGCCGACCAAGTCGGGGCGTTGGACGCACGGCCGCACGCCCCAGCCGGTGCGATCGAGCGCTGGCTGAGCGCGGGCGGGTTCGCGGCGATCGGCAACGTGATCCCGATCTATGTCGGCGCGATGCGCAGCTTCTGGCACGACGAGGCGATTGCCGGACGCGGCGACACCGTCGTGGTCACCGCCACCTCGCCGCATATCCTCGCCCGCCATGCTGTGCTCGCCCGGGTCGACATGCACCGGCTCGACATCCGCCGTGGCGACCGCGCGATCGACGAAGCGCTGGTCCGCGAGACCGCTCAGTGCGTCCGGCGCGCGGTCCAGGACGCCTATGGCGAGGGCTGCCGTATCCTGGCGCAGGCGGCGAGCGGCTGATGGACCCGACCAGCTTCCCGCTCAGCCTGCTGTTGATGGAGCAGGAGGCGCTCGCGCGGCGGGTCACCGCGCTCGAAACGCACAGCCTCGCCGCGCAACTGGGGCAGGCGATCGCGCAACTGGCGGGGATGCGGCTGTCGGTCGACCAGATCGCGGCAGCGACGGCGCGCTATGCCGGATTTGCGTTCGCCGAGGCGTTTACGCCGTGTGGTGGCTTCGGCGCGCCGCCGATGGTCGCCGGCGCGCTCGCGGTCCACATCGTCAATATCCGCGATCTCGTCGCGAGCGGCGGGATCGGCGGGTTCATCGAGGGGCTGTTGGGGGGCATCGGCCGGTTGTTTGGCGGGCTGGTCGGCGGCATCGTCGGCGGCACGATCGCCGGCGTCGCGTTGCCGGTGATGCTTGGGATGATGCAGTCGATCGTGACGACGATCGAAGCCATCATCCGGCGGCTGGGGATCGGTCCGCAGCCCGCCACCGCGACGACCACGGACTCCCCGTCGGCGGCGACGACACCGACCGGCGCCCTGGGGCAGTCGGCGACCGACCAGCTTGCCGAGCTGCGGTCGATCCTCGACCTCGCGACCGGGCTGGTCCAAGCGGCTGGCAGCGGCGCGCCGCCGCCCGCCGAGCGGCTCCAAGCCTCGCTGACCCCGGCCGGCGAGCGCTGGCTGACGATGCTCCACGCCGTCGAGGCGGCCGTCGCCAGCGTTTCGCGCCTCGTCGAGGGCCTGACCGCGCTGGTGCCGATCCTGGTCGGCAGCCTGGCGCTGTTCGTCGACAAGCTTGATGCGATCAAGCTCGCGATCATCGAAATGCTACAGTTCCTGGTGCGCAACGTCCTGCTGCTGCGCGGCGTCGTGCTGGTGACGGTGTTCGATCTGGTCGCCTCGGCGGCGCGGCTGGCCGCCGGGCTCGCCGCGATCCTGGCCGAGACGATTCGCGGCGCGCTGACCGGGATCTTCACGCTGGTCGGCACCGTCCTGACCGGCGCGCTGAGCGTCTTCCAGTTCCTGGCGGGAGCGTTGCAGCGCACCGTCAACGTCATGCTCCGCTGGCTGGTCGACACGCTGTTCGTCGTCCTGGCACGGTTCGGCGATCTGCGGATCTTCCGGCTTATCACGCATCTCGTCCGGATCCTGCCCGCGGTGTTGCCGCCGCTGCTCGCGTTGATCCGGCCAAGCGCGCCCGCGCTGGATCCTGCCCAGGCCACGGCGCTTGCCGCCGCGGCAGCGATCGGGATTCCCGGTCCGCAGACGGCGGGCGCCTTGCCGTCGTCGCTGCTCCCGCCGATGCCCAACGTCGCCGACGCGATCGCACCACCGGCCGCGGTCGCCGCGTTGCAAGGCGCGCTCGACAGCACGCGCCAAGGGCTGCTCCAGGGGATGGACGACACGATCGGAGCGTTGCGCGCGGGACTGGGGGCGGTCGCGACGCGGATGGAAACGCTCGTCGCCGACGAATTGCAGCGCAATTCGGACCGGTTCGCGACCCAGCTCGCGCTCGTCCACCAACGCTCGACCGAGGTCGCAGGCAGTTTTGAGCAAGCCCGCATCCTCGCCGAGGCCGAAACCGCGGCGCGCCGGCAGCCCGCGACCGGACTCGAGGCGATCGCCCGCGCGTACGAGGCCTGGCTGACCGGCACGGGATTTACGACGATGCTCGACCGGCTGACCGACAGTTTCCGCCGGACGCCGGCCACCGACACACAGTCGATCCCCGGCGCGGTCGTGGCCGACACGGTCGATCGCGTGCGCGCCACGATCGAGATCGCCGACGTCGTCATCGATCTGACCCCGGCCGCCGCCCCCGCCCGCCGCGCCGAACCGCATGCCCGCTTCGATATCGACCGGCTGACCGGCGACGTGCTCGCGCATCTCGACGAACTGCGGCGCCGCGGGCTCGATTTCGCACCCGGCGCCCCGCTGGCGGCAGCGGTCTGATGGCGCGCGGCTATCTCGCCTCGTGGCTCAGCCTGCCGCCGCTGGTCTTCCGGTTCCAGTTCAATCCGGAATCGATGACCGAGAAGAAGAGTTATAAATATACCGACGCGACGAATTTCGGGAACTGGGAATTCGACAAGACCAGTGCGGCGATGAGCTCGGCGCAGCCTTGGTACACCAAGCTCGCGACCGCCCCGGCGGCCGCATACAAGGACGTTCAGAAGATCGGGCCGAAATTGGTCCGCACCCACCCGCTCCAGGCGGGCTGCGGCGATCACCGCATCTTCTCACTGGATTTCGTCATCGACGGCGGCGTCCCGCTCGACGGCGCGACCGCCGAGGTCGGCAATCGCTACGAGGGCAGCATCGAACCCGACCTCGCGATCCTGCGATCGTTCGTCAATCCGGGCGTCGATGCCGGCGGACTGATCGAATGGTTCAGCAGCGGGTTCGAGACGACGTTCCCGCCACCGCAGTGCACGCTGATCTACGGCGGGATCAACGCCGACTGCGTGATGGAGAGCCTGTCGATCAAGATGACGCGATTCAATCCCGACACGTCGCCCGCGCGGGCCGAGGTGAGCGTGACGCTGAAGCAGCAGACCAAGGCCATCACGCCGATGATCGAGACCATCGAGCGGACGATCCGGGTCGCGACCACGCTCGCGCGGCCGGGATATGGCGGCGATTACGTCAACGTCATCCCCGGTGTCTCCGCCATCAAGCACATCTTCGATCTCTGAGGGAGCGCAGCATGCCCGTCGCCATTCGATCGCGTTACGCCACCAGCGCCGTCCGGCAGGCGCCCGACCGCGACGGCACCGCGCGTGCGATGCTGCCCGCGCGGCTCTACGACACGCCCCCGGCCGCTGCGGCGCGGTCGCGGCACGCGCTGACCGGCACCGAGACGCTCGAGACGCTCAGCTGGCGCTACGGCGGCACCAGCGATGGCTGGTGGCGGGTGGCGGACGCCAACCGCCTCGCGTTCCCGCTCGACTGGCGCGCCGGTGAGGTGGTCGACATCGTCGGGACGAACGACACCGGGCGCATCGTCCGCGACCGGCGGTTCTGAGCAGTGGCCAGCGCACCGGCAGCCCTGCCCTACCAGCGCGTGCTCCTTCAGGGCATCGACATCTCGGCGAACGTCCGCTTCGTCGATGTCGAGGATCATGACCGGCTGATCGACCGCGCGGTCGTCGAACTCGACGACCCCGCTGGTCTGGCGAGCAACACGCCGCGCGAAGGCAACACGCTGCTCGTCGAGCTCGGCTGGTCCAACGTGTTCGCGACCGTGTTCGAAGGCGCGATCACCCGCGTTGAGATCCGCGAGGACGGGTGCGAGCCGGCCCGCGTCCGGTTCACCGCGCTCGATTTCGCCTCGCGCATCCAGAAGCGTGCGTTCGAGGCGACCGATCATGTCGGCAGCCTGAGTTCGATCGTCCGGACGATCGTGACGCGCGCGCCCGATGCCGGCGTGACGGTCGCGCAGATCGAGCCCGCCACCGACCCCAGCTATGGCGCGACCACGCCGCTGCGCCAGACGCAGGACGACTGGGCGTTCATCACCGAACAAAGCCGGCGCGCCGGGTGCCTCGCCTTCGTCGAATATAACGACGCACGATCGCAATTCTATTTCGTCCCGCTCGCCCGGCTCATGACGAGCGAACCGGTCGGCACCCTGTCGAACATCGGCACCACCAACCGCATCCTGTCACTCCATCTCGATCGCGATGCCGCGACCGCGGATCCGCGGCGGGGCACCGCGACGATCGATGCGGCGACCGGCGCGACGCACGTCACCGCGCCGCCCGCAGCGCCGGCGGAGCCCTCGCAAAGCCCGAGCGCGCGGGTGCTCGACGCCGCCGACCGCGCCGGCGCGCCGATCCACAATGCAATCGCCGTCGCCGCCCAGGCGATCGAGACGCCCGCCACGCTCCGGCCGGCCGGGCTGGCGGCGGGTCTGTCCGCCGGCGACGCGGCACAGGATCCGACGCGCACGCTCGGCTGGCGCGCGCGGGGCAGCTGCGTCGGCATGGTGAATATCCGCGCGAAGACGCGCATCACGCTGGCCGGCGTCGCCAGCTGGGCTGAAACCGACTGGTATGTCCGCCGTGCCCGCCACCGTGTCGCGACGCCGGGTGCGAACGAGGACATGCTCGCCAGCTACGTCACCGAATTCGAACTGACGCGATAGACCATGCATCCCGATCTCGCCCGCCACACCGGCCGCTATTACGGCAAATATCGCGGCAGCGTCGTCGACAATGCCGACGCTACAATGGTCGGTGCGATCATGGTCACGGTGCCGGCGGTGTTCGGCGCCACGCTCGCGGTCTGGGCGTACCCCTGTTTCCCCTCCGGTCATTTCTTCGTACCGCCGATCGGAGCGTTCGTCTGGGTCGAGTTCGAAGGCGGCGACCGGCAATTGCCGATCTGGGTCGGGACCTTCTATCCGACCAACGCCGCGCCGCCCGAATCGCAGGTGAAACCGCCCGACAACCGCGTCGTCCATACGCCGGGCGGCCATGTCGTCGAGTTCGACGATACCGATGGTGCCGAGCGCGTCGTCATCCGCCACGCCTCGAACGCCTTCGTCGCGATCGACCAGGCGGGCAGCATCACGATCGCCAACAAGAACGGCACGACGATGTCGCTGAGCGCGGCGGACGGCGGCAACGCCATGCTGCTGTCGGAACATGGCCAGATCGTGACGCTGACCGATGCCGGCATCGTGCTCATGAACAAGGATGGCGCAGCACTCGATCTGACCGGCGACACCGTGCGGATCACCGCCAAGCAGATCATCCTCGACGGCACAACGGTGGCGCTCGGCAACGGCGCCGCGGCAGGCGGCCAGCCGACGCTGATGGGCACCGCGTTCCAGGCGCTGTGGACGCAGTTCCTGATGCACACGCATCCGACCGCGATGGGGCCGACACTCCCGCCAGTCCCCCCCGCGCCGCTGGTCCCGGCGGTCCATCTCTCGGGCGCGGTGCTCGTCAAGTGACGCGCTGCACCTTCCCCCCGCTGCCGATCCCGGCACTCGCGATCCCGCCAATCCCCGGGGTGCCGGCGCTGCCGAGCCTGCCGGGAGCGCCAGCGTTGCCCGCACTGCCGGCACTGCCCGGTCTGCCGACGGTGTCGCTCCCCTCGCTCGCGCTGCCCATCCCGCCGATCCCCGGCATACCCGCGCTGCCCACCCTGCCCGCGGTGCCGTCGCTGCCCGCGCCGCCTGCGCTGCCCGGCCTGCCGGATCTGCCGGCCTTTTCGCTGCCTTCGCTGGCGTTGCCGATCCCGCCGATCCCCGGCGTGCCGGCGCTCCCCGCCCTTCCGCAACTGCCGCAGCTGCCCGCGCTGCCGGCATGCCCGCTCGATTGAGGATCCCGCCATGTCGCTCAACTCTGCCGCGCTCGCGATCAGCCTGTCGACCCGGCTGAAGGATAATTTCACGCGGAGCGGTGCCGAGAGCTGGTCCGCCGACCGCGCCGCCGACGAACTCGCCAAGGCGATTGCCGACACCGTCGAGGCCTATGTCACGGCCGGCCGCGTCAAGGGCGTCGCCAGCGAGGTGCGCAACCTTGCCAACGCGGTGATCGGCACCGCGCAGCAGAGCAACGCGGTGGCATTGTCATGACGATGCCCGTCACCGGCTTCGGCTTTCCATTCCGGATCGATCCGCTGACCGGCGGGATCGCACGCGCCAGCGGGCTCGACAAGATCCGCCAGAACATCCGCGTGATCCTCGCCACCCGGCTCGGCGAGCGACCGATGCTACGCGACTATGGCACCCGGCTCGCGTCGCTGGTCCACGATCCCAACGACGAGGCACTGGCGGTGCTCATCCGACGCGAGATTCAGCAGGCGCTGCTCGCCTGGGAGCCGCGCATCATGGTCACCGCGCTCAGCGTCGAGCGCCACGGCGGCGGCGGGAGCAGGGGCGGGAGCGGGAGCGGGGGTGCCAGCAATGGCGATCCCGACGCCACGCTCTCGCTACGGCTCGATTACACGCTGACCAACGATGCGGCGACCGATCGCCTCATGGTCCCGCTGGGTTGAGGAGCACAGCATGTCCACCCGCCCCGCGATCGATTACACCAACAAGGACTATCAGTCCCTGCGCCGCGCGATGCTCGATCTGGCGCGCTTCCGGATCCCGGAGTGGACCGACCATACTCCGTCGGACGTCGGCATCCTGCTGGTCGACATGTTCGCCTATATGGGCGACATCGTCCTGTATTATCAGGATCGCATCGCCAGCGAGATGTTTCCCGGCACCGCGGTCGAACGGCGCAGCCTGGTCCAGCTGCTCCGGCTGATCGGCTACGAACTCGCCCCGCCCGCGCCAGCACGCGCCGACCTGCTGCTCACCTTCGAATTTCCGACGCTCGCGCCAGCGGCGACGACGATCGCATCGGGTGCGCTATTCACCGCTGTGGGCGTCGGCGATACGACGATCGACTTCAGCTATCTCGGCCCGACGCTGGGCATCGACCTGCGTTCCGATCAGGCGGCGCCCGCGCAATCGGTGCGCCCCAATACCGAGCGGGCGAGCGTGCGGCTGCCCGTCGTCCAGGCCGGCGCCGAAACGCAGATCGTGATCGGCAGCTCGACCGGCGAACCCAACCAGCAGTTCACGATCGACCGGGCGCCGTTGCTCGCGGAGACGTTGACGGTCGAGATCGACGAGGGCGGCGGCTGGGTGCGCTGGGATCGACGCGACAGCTTCCTCTACAGCGAGGACGCCGCCGGCCGGCTGGTATTGGCCCCCGCCGACGCGCGTGATTACACGCTGACGTTCGGCGATGCGGGCCACGCGCGGATCGGCACCGGCGACGGTCAGTTCGGGCGCATTCCACCACCGGGCAGCAACGGCGTGAGGGCGACCTTCCGGGTCGGCGGCGGCGCGGTAGGGAACGTCGCGGCTGGTGCGATCGCCCGCGCGAAGACCGCGATCCCGCTGCTCGTCGCCGTCTCCAACCCGATCGCCGCGGCGGGCGGCACCGATGCCGAGGATGCGGCGAGCGGCGCCCGGCTCGGCCCCGCGGTCTATCGATCGAACCGACGTGCGGTGACGCTGGACGATTACGAGGCGCAGGCATTGCGCGCGGGGGGCGTCGCCAAGGTCAAGGCGCGCAGCCGAAGCTGGAACCTGATCGAAGTCGTCGTCGCGCCCCAAGGCGACACGCTGGAACCGCTGCCCGAAGACCTGCGCGCGCGCCTGCTCGACTTTTTCGAGGACAAGCGGATGGCGGGTACGCTGGTCCGCATACTCGACGCGGAGCGCGCGCCGATCGAACTCGCGCTCGCCGCCGAAGTCGATCCGCGCTTTCACGCCGACACCGTCCGCCAGCGGGTGATCGACGCAGCCAGCGGCTATTTCGCATTTGCGGCGGTCGGCTTCGGCCAGACGCTGTATCAGGGTGATCTCTATGCGCTGGTCGAGGCGGTGCCTGGCGTCGTCGCGGCCAGCATCACCCGGTTTGCCCGGCTGGCAACCGCAGACACCGCCGACCTGCCCGTCGAGGACGAACTGCGCCGCGCCGGCCTCCCCGCCCTCAACCTGCTGCCCGACTCGATCCGTCGCGCCCTCGTTGGTCGCATGACGCCGGCAAGCCGCATTACGCTCGGCGCGTATGAGATCCCGGTCCTCGATCGGCTGGTCACCGATGTCCGGGTCGGAGCGCTAGCATGA